GTACCAATCATAATAGTTTCTATTCTCTTGATGCGAAGTATAGTCTCTTTCCACCTCTCAGCACATACTGCCTCATGTGTATCTATCTGTGCTTTGACTTCAGATGCTTTGACCATTACTGTTTAATCTCCTGCATAAGAAACGAAGCATAATTACTATTAGGTAAGACATAAGCTGTTCCACCATTATAAGTTTTATAAGCTATTGTGTATGTTATTTGGTTAGTTGTGTCTGCTAAGTTTAAGACACTTGTAGTCATATTATTATTATTACCTCCACCATTTTCATAGTTACTTCCCATACCAAAGCCACCACTAACAGTTGTTAAATCAGTTCCACCACTAATAGCTGTGTTAAGATCAGTTGAACTTGTAATATCTCTATACATAGTAAAAATAGCATGAGCATTGTTTCCAATATGAGTTGTTGTAAAACTTGGGATTACAAGTATTTTACTATTAGAAAAAATAGGTGTTATTTGTCCAAAGAAACCAGTACTTACATAACTACTACTAGTTGAGTTACCACCAGTAGCAAATTGTTTTAAAACAGTCTGTATCACACTACCAGTTGGAAGTCTATCAATGACACTTGCTGAGTTTAGTTTTGTTAATGCCATTCTATGCTCCTATACTGACGGACAAAGTTTAATGAATTGTGCTTTTGTTGTGTTCCAATCTGCTCCACCTCTTACAGATAAATTACCACCACTTGAAATACGAAAAAGTATTCTAGTAGTAGAGGCGTTTGTAACATTAAAAATATGAGTTAAAACAATATGACCATGAGAGCCTGATGCCCTACTATTTTGATACCCACCATGTGTCGCTGTAAAATTACTTCCACTATCTGTAGAGTGCATTATTAAAACACCACTAGAATTTCTAGCTGTATCAGGTTCATAAAAAGCAAAACTTAATGTTACATTCCAAATGCCAGTTGAGGGAAATGTCCAATGACCACTTGATGCACTCATGCCACCATTTTTATTTGCAGTTCCATTAGAAGTTAATCTTGTCCAAACTAAATCTAAATCGTGGTTATTATTCTCTGTAATGTCTCCAGTATGGTAGTAAAATGTTTCTATTACACTATTAATTTCTGATGCACTACTTGACCCAGTACCACCATTAGCTACTGGAAGAACTCCACTTACTTTGCTAGTTAAATCTACTGCACCAGTACCAATCTTATTAGCAGTCACACTTCCATCAGTAGGAGTTGACACAGTACCTACATTGCCAAACACCCTGACAAAATCAATCGTATCTGAAGATGATAACGTAGCACCTACAGTTAAGACTGCACCATTCAAAGACATGGTTGAACTACCTTGGATAACACCATTGATACTGACTAGTAGATTGTTCACACTCTCAGGAGAAAAGTTTGCACCATTAAGCTGTAATGTATAGTCATCTGTTGCACTAGCTGTAAGACTATCTAGCTCTATAAACCTACCTGATGTTGGCTGATTACCTATGAATGGCATGGCTTACTCCGTTGGTTTCGTTGGAAAAGTAATGTTACTTAACTTATCATCTGTTGGTGTTTGACTTGTTATATCTCTCAATGCTTGTCTGTATGTTTTCCATTTAGCAGACATTGTTACATCAGAGTTACCCATGTAATCTGTTTCAACTAGTAGAGCATCTCTTTGTCTTCGTAGGTCTGCCATACGTCTGTTAGGTGCATCATTATCCCATGCAGTATTTCTGTCATCATACTCTTTTTGTTCTGCATCAGTCATTTCTCGTAACTGACCATCAACCATTGTGTTTTTATTTGCCATGTTACTTCCTTAATCCGTATAATTTAACTGTGCCACTAGCTATATCTCCACCACTAAAACGAAACCTCAAACCATTTACAACTGATGCTCTATTAGCAACTGTCATTGTGCCAGTAAATGCATAACCCTCGTGATTTCCAGATGTATTAAAATGACTTACGAATCCTGATGAACAAAAAGGTTTAAGTATACTATTTGTGTTTTGATATGTTGCACTTATAGTTATTCCCTCTCCAGCAGCATTTCCTGCACCTGCAGTATCAAATACGTTTAATACAGAATCTCCATTACTGTTAAAACCTCCTGATGAATAAGCAGCTCCAAGTACTTGAACTTCATATGCATAACTTGAAGAAGTTATTAGTGAACCACCAACATAAACTTCGCCATAAAAATATCTACCATCTAAAGTACCTAAAAAAGTAGCATCTAAATGGTAGCTATCGTAACTTCCATTGATGTATGTAGATGAAATGATATAATTAGCTGTAGAACTTGATATAGTGTCATTTAATAGCAAGTCCATGCCACTACCACTTACAGTTCCACTAAATGCATAGGTATCTGCTAGGTTCATTGACTCAGCTTGAATTTTACTTAATGCCATTCTCTATAACTCCCTTAACAAACAAAATGAGGCTACTGTATAATGGTCATTACTTGGCATAGTTGCAGAATGTCTATAATACCCTGCAGTACTACCATTTCTAAAACCAACAACTTGCCCTGCATTTAAGTAAAAAGATGTAGAACTACTAGCATTTCTGTCATTGCTCCAAGTAAAAACAAACTCATTTGTTCCATCAACATTTAAATCATAATGAGTAGATACACTGTTTTCTGACACAATTAATTTCAAACTTATTTGATAGATGCCATTAACTGGTGCTGTATACTTATAAGTTGATGTATTATAATCAGAATTACCAGTACCTTTGTATTGATAAACTGCAGTTAAAGGTAAAAAGTCACCAGTAGTTCCAGTAACATAACCACTAGCTCCTTGAGCATAAACAAATACATAGCTTGTTGCACCAGTACCACCATTAGCTTTTGGCAATACACCAGTAACCTTTGATGTAAGGTCTACTGCACTACTAGCTATCTTTGCTGTGCTTACAGAACCATCAGGGGGAACAGTTGTTTGTACTGCTCTTGCTAAATAGATTACATAAATATCATCTGAACTTACAACACTACCAGTAAGACTAACTACTGTACCATTAGTGCTATATGCAGATACTGGCTCTTGTCTTACATTATTTATATACAATGCTATGTCATTGGCATTAGCGACTGCATGAGTTAATGTAAGGCTTGTGCCACTAGCACCAGTTAAGTCTTGCTTTATAAGACTTGTAAATGCTGTATCTGCTTGGTTTCCTATATATGCCATTATGTACTAATCGAATCCACTCTTGAAACCCATACATCTAAACTAGATGCTGTGCTTGATTGAAAAAACATTCTGTCTCCATTTTGCACCACCATCTTTGCACCACCATCTAATAACTGTAGTGACGATCCACTTGGAATTGGTGCATCTTTTATTATGTAATGTACGTTAGATGAGGTTATAGTATTTCCCATTCCAGTATGTGCAGTACAATAATAATATAATGTTGTTGGAGTTGTTGACGTAGTTGTTAAAGTAAGAGTTGCACCTGCTTGACCTTGTGTTCCACTAGTAACAACATTAGTTGTATAACCTGAACTGTTAGCACCATTAGCTTCTGTTGCTAAAGCAAAAACATGTGACCCACTACTTATCGTATTGCTTGATAAGTCAAATGTATAAGTAAAACCTTTGTATATTGTTATAGCAGGTTTAGTTTGACCATCTATTAAAAAATTACTACCTGATACAGTAACTGCAAAATTAAAATCAGAGCCATAACTAAGAACACTTGAGGTCATAAAGCATGATGCCGTTATAGCATTGGCACTTGTGTTTGCCATGTTAATACCAATGATTGTGTCATCAGAATTAAAATCTGCACCACTAGGAATATCATCAGGTATTGTACCTATCCCAGTCAGTATGTTACGTTCAAAATCTTGAGCCATATTTTACTCCCTTATAGAGCCACAGCCATTGCTGTAGCAAATCCCTTAGTTGATAATGTTGATGTGTCTACTGCTTCAATGGCTACCCAAGCAGAGCCATTATAAAATTTAATACTTTGACTAGTTGAATTGTAATATAAATCTCCTGCACTTACTGTACCACCACTAGGATCAGAAGAATGTGTGCCTTGATATACATTAGAAAAATCTGTGGCATTAGTTTCTGCTTGTTGTGCATAATACTTTGCAGAATACAATGTACCATCTACTGTACCTGCAGTATAAGTTGCCCAATCTTTAGCAGAATGTTTGCCAGTATTAGAACCTCTATCTATTGCTCCAACTGCATATCCTTTTGCAGAATATTCATCTCCAGTATTTACATGAACCGTTGCACTAGGATTAGTTCCACCACCTAATGCCCATTCTTTTGCTGAACCACTTACGTCAGTTACACCAGTACCACCTACGGCTTGTGCTTTTGCAGAAAAATCAGAAGTGCTTGGCACTACACCATCTACTTTAATTGCGTAGTTTTGTGCTTTAGTAGCATTGTCAGAAGCATTATTAATGGCAGTCAAATTATTTGCAACTGTAGTTACATTACCATGTATATTCGCCACAGTAGATATATCGTTTGCTTTTGTATTTAAATTACTTAATGCATTAGTAGCAGTTGTACCATCTTGTAGATGTGCTAATGTTGTAATGTCAGCTTGTATACTTGCTACTGTAGTAATGTTAGCTGATATTGTAGCAACAGTACCCGTATCAGCTACACTGCCTCCAATTTCAGCATCACCAGTTGATGCATTAAAAGCCAAATACTTACCTCTACGAGATGTATTGGTTGGTAGTGTTATTGAGGTTAAAGTATCTGTTGTTGGCAAACTTAATGCTCTAGCATTATTAGTTTCAAGTTGCTGCATAACTGCATAGATTTTATCTAAGTCAGTATTAAGACTGGATATATTAAAAGGTCCAGATGTAGCAAAGTCACTAATTCTTTCTATAGGAATGTCTCTTGTTATAGTAACTGTAGAACTAGTATATTGAGTGTTTAATATTATATTGCCACTTGAAAAACCATCGTCAACTGCAGTACCTGATACAGAAAAAGTATTAGCACCAGTACCCCTAGATATAGCCGTATCTACACCTGAACTATTTGTAATAGTAACATCAATGTCGTCTAAATTAAAAAATGGAAAATCAATAGGAAATGGTGTAACCCCAGCAGTGTTACCACTAGAGCCTATATCGTGTTGTATTCTTGCATCATTATCATTAATCGAAATAGTAGCCATAATATATACCTTTACTTATATTGCACCATCTTGTTAATTCACATCACTTTGCAGCCATTATTTCATCCCATATAGGATCTAGGTATGGCAAATTACCAGTTGGAGTTATAAATCTTGCACTTCTTAACGTTTTATCATCAGCTTCACCAGTAGCTATGTCTGTAGCAACACTTGCTGCAGTTGTTATATTACTTGCTGCAGGACCAAATAAAGCACCTGCTTTTGCACCAAATGGTAAATAACCTTGGCTTTTGCCCATAATAGGTCTTAGGCCTAATCTATAATCAGAAAGCTTTTCTACTGAGTTATTAACGTCTGTAAACCAACCAAGTATTCCACTGCGATCAATAGCATCAGTCATTAACTCTGAATATGTTTGTTCTTTATCAATACCATATTGTTTCTTTTTAAATTCATTAACCAATGAAGCCATACTTACAAGAACAAATGCTCCTTGCCAAAAAGAACTGTCTTTTTCTTGTAGACCTGATGTTAAAAGTCTTACAGTAGAACCTTGACCATAACCTTTAAACTGCGTGATTAAAGAACCCATTTCTGTTGAAGTCCATAAAGCTCTGTCACCAGCTCCTGGGGTAATAATAGTTCTGTCAACTGATTGATTTAATGCGTTTCTAAACTTCAAAACCATATCTTTATCGCCCCATAAAGATGTGTTAGGCAACCATTCTCCATCAACTTTCTGGCCTTTGTCCCTAATAAGATTCTTCATTTTTTGGTGATCAGCTTCATCAATACCATTGGCTAGTAACTTACGTCTGTCAGTTTTACTAAGAGTAGACCAGTTAGACATAATAGCACTTGTCATACGTAAACTAATGATATTACTAGTAAATTCCTTTATAGCCTGATTCCAATAATTTAAACCATTCATCATAAAGAATATACCAGTAGATTGATTTAATGCTCTTTCCATAGCATAACGACTACCAAACAAATCACCTATATCTGAGAATGAGTTTGCACGTAATCCTAAAGCTGCATCTACTGCTATGCCAGCTTGCCTTGCTTCTTTCTGTGTCATTTGCTTTACAATAGATCTATTACTTTTAAACATATGTCTAAAGCCATGCTCATAAACATTTTTAAAACCTTCCGTCATAATAGGTCTAGCAACATCAGGAATAGATGATATAGCTGCACCACCCATGCCGACTAAAACATTGAATGATTTCATCTGTCTTACAAATCGACTAGTCATATTATGTGGATCTTTTGATGCACCAAATGTGCCTCTTAATCTATCCCTTAAACCCCTTACATCTCTAAGATCATCTGCTAAACCTTGTTTAAGTTTTTGCTTCTCAGCAATAGTGGGGGCTTGTCTTATTAAGGCATCATATTCTTGTGTGATCTGTTCAATGATTTTTGACATAGACACATCGCCATATTTTCTTGTGAGTTCAATGTCAACTCCCATAGTTTTAGTATGGTGTCTTGCTAACACCTCTATATCATTTTCTAAAAAATCTTCTATTAACTTATCTGGAATTTCAAACGATCTTGACTTAACACCACTTGCATTTGTAATCCAGTCTATAGAATCAGCACTTTCATCTAAATTATAAAATGGTTTTTC